CTGTCCCAGCGCACCCCAAGAAGTTCCCATAGCCACTGCTACCTCCCTAGAGGGAGTCTTGTCACTCCCTCTTCTAGGGAGTTAAAAACCGCTTACGCCGCAACGCTTTTCGGGGGCTCGTGCCGGCCCCCGCGCTGCGGCTGCGGTTTTTCAATGACCCTCCACTGATTGCGAAGTATCGGGTCCGATGGATGGATATGGATGCCCAGCGCAAGCGCTGGAAGGGGTCTAGGAGGCGTCGGAGTGTGCGGATGGACTCGACGGAGGGTAAGCGGTCTCCGCGGGGCTGGAAACGGAAGGGCTGAAACCGCTCCATTCTGCCGCTCCATGCACCCCATGGATGATTGGCCCACTCGATCCCGCTCCATGATGAGGTATCCGGGCATTAGCATTTCTAATTTCCGAATTCCGAATTCCGTATGGCTTATGGAGGATTGGGGAATAGTGATAAATCGGGGGAGCGGAAGCGGGAGCTTGTGATAAATAGGGAGGGAGCTTGTGTTAAATCGGAGGCGTCGGACATTGGGTGTCCTATGGGGGCGAAGGGCAAGGAAGGAAGGGATCGGCGGGCGGACGATCGGATCAGGGCAAAGAAAAACCCCTAGGGGGAACCTAGGGGTGAAGGGGGATTGGCCTACTTCTCAGCCGTTCCCTGCGAGGGCGCTAAGGGCCATTAAGAGCACGAAGAAAGCGCCAAGGAGGAGATAGCCTAGGGCGCGGAAGAGGTCTGTCATCGGTTCAGAACATTTGGATGACCACTCCGCCTTCGAACTCCACAACCTGCGTGTGATCGCGGAGCCACTCCAGCGCCTCAGGCTCGCAGTCGGTATCGTCCCCGCAGACCTCATCGAAACCATACTCTTTCGCAGCGGCCAGCGCGGACGGATACTCGGCCCACTCGCAGCAAATGCCCACGGGGTCCAGCTCAAGCTCAACGCCGCAAGAATCCTCGTATTCTTCGAGATACTCGAAGAGCGCGAAAAGAGCGGCACGGGAGAATTGGGTTTCCCTCCCGCAGGCGCGGAAAGCTTCGACGAATTGGTAACTGGTTACTGTGGTTTTCATGATGTTTTGAATCGGGCGGTAATTGCCCGCCAGATGCCACGGAGTTGCCCCCATGGCACCGGACGGAGAATCAATGCGCGTCAATCGCACGGCCCTGACGCGCCAGGTCGAAGCAATCGAACCGCTTGAACAGGTCCGCGAACCGCTCCCATTGCCACTCCGACGGAGGGCGCACCGGTTCAAGCTCCCCGGACTCGGACACCGTGCACAGCACCGGAGTCACTCGGATCGATGAAATGAGCACTTGGGATTCCACATTGAATGCGAAGTCAGGGCACCAACCTCCGAGTGGCCCGCCAAGAGTTCCCATGGTCTGGGTTGTCTCGAATCCAGCACCGATCGAATCGAGGAACCGGAACGCGGTTTCACGGTCGAAAATCCCGGACATCTGGACATCCGAGATGCATGCCCAAAAGGCCTCGCGCCCGAACCGTTCCTTGAGCTTACGGCAGATCTGGAAACGAGTTTCACCGCGCACATCGTCCAAGCGGTTCAGGATTTCACGCGGGATCGAACCTTCCTTGGCGAGGTAATTGTACTCCGAGTCAAAAGGCTCGGATGGTTCAACTTCGCCTCCCGGCCACTGGCGGATAACATCCGAGAGCGTGATTTCGTGGGATCCCCACTGCTCAAGCTTCGGATGCTCTCCGGAAAAGGAAGCGACGACTGAGAAGCCAAGGCGGTACTTCACAGGGCACCTCCGATCCAAAGGGATTGCTCCCGGAGGCCGTTGACGATGACGATTGAGATGATCGCGAGCCAGAAGAGGGCCGCGAGGATGCGTTTTGCGCGTGGTTTCATGATGTTTGAAAGGCTCCCATATCGGAGAGCGTGGAGGGATTAAGCCAAAGGAGACGCATCTTGTCAACACCCGGCAACAAAAAGATTGCAAGGAAGAGAATGAGGGGAGAATGCGCCGATATGGGCAAGGGAAAGGAAAAGGAAGCGCTCCAGGTGGAAAGGGTGGAAAGGAAGGAGGCACCAATTCCTTCTGTCCGGAAGCCACTAAAAAAAGGTCCTCCACCAAAGGAGGTTGCTCCTTCCGATTGGAACCGGGTCCTCGACGGCGCTTCACTCGGGATCCCTTTCGATCGCTTGTGTCACCTCGCTGGCATGACGGATAAAACCTTCGCCAAGTACTTGCTCCGATATCCCGAACGAAAGGAGGAGATCGATGCTGCGAAAACCAGGGGCGAGTATGACCTCACTTCCGTAGTGCGATCCTGCGGACCAGGTTGGCAAGGCTCCGCGTGGCTACTGGAGAGAACCCGCGGTTACGTAGCCCGTGCTCAATTGGAACACACGGGTAAAGGAGGGAAGGAGCTCTCAGTATCCGGTGCCCTACTAGGAGCATTCGGAGGAGGGAAATAGACCACGGGGGGAGGACCACCCCCAAGCGGGGGGTGGGTGTTACCTGTATACCCCCTCCCCCTCCCACATTCAATTTTATGCCCGTCAAGCAAATTAAGCGGAAGAAATCCCCTTCACTCGGAATGGGTTCTCACATCCCTGCGTGGAAGCAGCGCAAGCTCTTGGAGGAGGCTCAGCAGCTGAAGAACTTCCCGAAGATGATGCTTGGCCTACGTGATACCTATCCCTGGCAGGAGGCGGTGCTCGGGGCGTTGAACGAGAAGCACTCGAAGGTAGCCCTGAAAGCGGCTAACGGCTCTGGCAAGACGAGCATGGTGGCGGCGTCAGCTGTCATCTGGCACATGCTCCGCTGGCCGGGGAGCTTGGTCGTCTGTACCGCTGGCGTGTACCGACAAGTGGCCGACGCTCTGTGGCCTCATCTGAGGAAGATGATCAATGGATTGGGCGGCGAGGAGAATGGATTCTCGATCAAGGATGGCGAGATTCGATACCTCTATCCGAAGAAAGTGGACGGCCAGGAACTGATCAGCCGCTGCATCGGTTTCTCGGCGAGCAACCCGGAGAAAGCGGAGGGCTGGCACGTGCAGGGTCCGAGCAATGACCTGATGTACATTGTTGATGAGGCGAAGGCGGTACCGGACGGGATATTCCAGTCAATGGAGCGGTGCCAGCCGACGCGGACGCTGCTAATGAGCAGCCCGGGGGGTAGCTCCGGGTACTTCTATGACGTCTTCAGGCGGAATGACGGCAAGTGGCAGACCTTCACGGTGACCGCTTACGACTGTCCGCATATCCGGAAGGAGTGGATCGATGAGCAGATGGCCCGCTGGGGAGAGGGTCATCCGCTGGTTCGCTCGATGATTTACGCGGAGTTCATGGAGGATGACGGGAGTCTGACCGCGGTGAAGACGGCTGATTGGCAGAAGGTGGTCAGTGGCCCGCCCAAGGAGGAGACGGATGGTCACCGCCTGACCGCGGGCTGCGATTTCTCAGCCGGCGGCGACGAGAGCGTGATGGTCATCCGCCAGGGGAACACGGTCAAATCCCTCATCCGCTGGCGGGACAAGGACACGATGGCCAGCGTGGGCCGCTTCATCAGTGAGTTCAGGAAGTGGAAGCTGAAGGCTGAGGACATCTACGCGGATGTGGGTGGCATGGGGGTGGTCATGTGCGACGCGCTGCGGGCGGAGGGCTGGGATGTGCGCCGGGTGAACTTCGGGGAGCGGGCCATCCGGGATGATCAGTTCGTGAACCGTGCGGCGGAGATGTGGATCGAGTTCGGGCGAATGGTGGAGGAGGGGAAGGTGAATCTGGGACCGGTCGGGACCGATGAGGTGCTCCTCCAACAGTTCGTGAGCCGCAAGGTGCGGACCAATGGTAAGGGCAAGCTCACGCTGGAGGGGAAGGACGAGCTCCGCGCCAGAGGGGTGAACAGCCCGGACCGGGCGGATGCGATGGTTCTGGCCTTCTGCGGGGGTGGCGGGAAGCGGATGGATGAGTACATGAAGGCATTGGGCGAGGATGGGCGGAGCCTGCTGGAACGGATGGAGGATGAGCTTGGCCCGCTTGAACCCGAGGGGGTTGCGCTTGCTGGTTGCGAGGTGGGGGGATAAGAGGAGGGGAGGACATTTATGATGACCGATAAACAGCGGAGTGCGTTGCAGGGGCAGATTGTCGAGGCTGTGGGCCAGCGCAGCCCGTGGGAGCTGCGGCAGACGAGGTGGTACGAGCTGCGGCACCATGGATTGCGCCGTACGAACAAGCCCTGGCCGAAGGCCGCGGACCTGCACTGGCCGCTGATCGATACGGCGATCGAGAAGCTGAAGCCTCTATTCCTCCAGCAGGCGCTGGGAATGGATGTGGTGGCTAGCTTTGTGCCGATGCGCCAGCAGTTGAACGCGTACACGAAGGTCGCGGAGGATTGGTTCAATTATAAGATCCGAGAGAAGACCAATTTCGTGGATGAGGTCCTGAGCTGGGTGGACTACACGCTGATGAGCGGTCGCGGGGTGATGAAGTGTTTCTGGAATCCTGGCGATAAGCGGGTGGGATTCGAGGCGGTGGACCCGATGTATTTCGTGGTGCCGGCGTACACGGTTGACCTTCAGGATGCGGACTGGGCGGTGCATGTGATGCCGATGAGCGTACCGGCGTACAAGCGGATGGCTGGCCAGTTCGGGTGGAAAGCGGACTCGAAAACGATCGAGAAGATCCGTGGGAACCCGCAGGAGGACGACAACATCCCGGGAGCGGCGACCGAGGACGATGCGAAGCAGTTGCGCGAGGGCATCACGTACACGAACAACACGGATGGAGTGATTGTCTGGGAGGTGTACCGGAAGCGGGATGACGGCGTGTGGGAGGTGTATCTGTACAGCCCCGCGGCGGTGGATCTGGACCTGCGCGACCCCATGGAGCTGCCCTATGACCATGGCCAACTTCCGTTCGTGGATTTCCCCTACGAGATCAAGGACAAGGGCTGGTTCAGCCCGCGTGGCGTGTGCGAGATCCTGGCTCCGTTCGAGCTGAGCATGACCTCGATGTGGAATCACAAGCATGATGCGATGACCCTGTACAACCGCCCGCTGTTCCGAGCGGAGCGGGAATTGCCCAAT